AGCTCAATTCTATTTTTATCTATTTTTTTTAAATGTATTAATTTTCCATTATCCCTTGATATACTAACTCCATTATTTATTTTCGAAAGTATTAGAGTGTTATTACTATGCGAATTTTTTATTTCTATTAATTCTTTGAATTGTGAGCTTATCATTTCTAATTCAATTATTAATGCATTCTTGATTCTATCATTATTTTTGTTTTTATCATTTTTTTGCCAAAAATAAACACCGATAGTTGCCAAAATCCCCAATGATGATAAAACACTTGATCCAGCAACAACCAAATCAACCCAATCTCTTTCGTTCATAAGTCCTCCTTATTTAAAGCGGGGATCATACCCACATCCATGTGACTAATCCACTGTCAAAATGCCTCCTTAATTCACCTTTATTTGTTTTAATGCTTCACGAATAGCGTTTAATCGTGATTCCATTCGCCAATAGTCGGGGTTTTCTTGTTTAGGCCATGGAGCTAACCACGGATCATCTCCAAGAAGATCACCATATTTATTAAATGGGTCACAACTAAGTACATCCTGTTTTATATCATCCCTATATTCAGCATCATCAAACATGCTACGAGCTTCAAACTCGTTAATATCCTTATTCTTTCTTAACTCGATTATTTGCTTTCTGACAAATGCAATATTTTCTTCATTATCAGCGTCAATTTCCCTTTCTAAGCTTGAATCTAAATAACCAATCCAATACTGGTTTGTTATCCACAATAGAAACTCAATGAGCGACATACCCATACCGCCCCAGTAACATGACCATGATTTACCGAATTCACTAATAGTCACTCGGCCTTGACGGTTATCACCGTAGTCCTCAAGGTAGACATGGATAGGGTCGTGACGCTCGACATCAGTTATTACCAGCTTAGTAACTTGAGACTGTTCAACTTTCATATTCATTCCTCTGGTTGCACCCACCAATCACAAACATTAGCAATGAAATCGCCGATAAGTTGATCTTGCTCTTTCTCCGTAAGTTTGTTCCATTCGTCTTCTGTGATATCGAGTTCAGTTTTACATTCAGACCCGATATTGTTAGTTGATGCGTGTAAATACATTTTCTTGCTCATATCTATCTCCTGTTTGCATCCTTGCACTGAGCCCTAATTCCAATTAGATATTTCTTCTTCTATTAAGTCGTCTATTTCGTCATTAGTAGCTTCTTCGTTGAGAAACAAACGTGCTTCGGTAATGTACTTCTCTCGATTCTCGTCAAAGAACTTTGAAAATTCAGGCGACCATCCGTGGCGCTCTCCATCAAAATCAACGTGAGCATTTCCCTCTGCCATGTTTAGAATCATCATGTCAGCAGTAATGACACCACATTCACGACAAAATCCCTTTAAGTCGCGTCTTCTGTAATAAGGTGAAACCTTAGAATCACAAACACTCTTGAATCGTTGCTTCCATCTCTGAATGCAACGACCGTGTAAAGTTTTCATGGTTATATCCTTTGTTTAAACGGGTAGGGTGGTCAAAACGGAATATCGTCATCAAAATCCATCGGTGGCTCACTTTGCGGCGCTTGATTACTCGATGCTTGTTTTGGTGCTTGCGGTTGCTGAGGTTGACCCCATCCTTGAGACTGTGGATTCTGGCTTCCTGCCTGATTACCACCGTTACCGCCTAGCATTTGCATTGTTCCTCCGACATTAACCACCACTTCCGTTGTGTATCGGTCTTGTCCGTTCTGGTCAGTCCATTTTCTGGTTTGCAGAGAACCTTCTATGTATACCTGTGATCCTTTACGCAGATATTCACCTGCAATTTCTGCTAATTTGCCGAAGATGCACACTCGATGCCACTCAGTTTTTTCTTTCATCTCACCAGTTTGTTTATCACGCCACGATTCCGATGTGGCCAATGTGAGATTTGCAATAGCGCCACCTGATGGCATGTATCGAATTTCAGGGTCTTGCCCCAGGTGACCAATAAGAATACATTTATTCACGCCTTTACTTGCCATATACACTCCATTGATTGCCAAATTGAATGCCTAACTTGTTTAACCCCTGATCCATTACTTCGATGAACTCAGGCACTAACTCGTCGAATTCTTTCATCATTTTTTCGTCACGCTCAACAAGGAAATATGCGATTTCTTTCCCTGCCGGCATGCGTGGGTCAAAATTTGCAAAGTGCCAGATATCCTTACCTGTAACCCACATGGAATATTGAACTTGAGCCACATATTCCTTTTTCATTGCATCGATTCCATTCAATGCTAAGTCTATAAATACGTCCGTGTTGTTCGGGCATTTAAGCTCTAATCCTGAGCCATCACTGCAAATGCCGTCTGGTGAGCAAGCTATCCGTAGTTGCTCATCTTTGAATATTATTGGCACTTCCTTTGCCGTTAATCCGGTGTAAAACTCGAATGTCATCCTTGCTTCTAATTCGTAGTTTTTACCCCATTCCAGCGTCCTTGCTGATACCTCCTTGTAAACTCCCGTGCAGACTTCACCAATAAGGGTGTTTAAATATGTTTTCTTTGTGTCTGTCCATTTTGTTCCTGATCTTGGCTTAGAGATAACTTTCCATGCCTCAGAGGCAGTTACTACGCCAAGCCTGATAGACATCCATTCTTCGCTTCCTTGCTCTATCTTGGTTAAATCGATGCCTGTTTTGCTTAGAATGATGTCATTACTAATCATTTTCCTTCTGCCTTTTTCCTTAGCATGTCGATAATGGTATTGGCTTCAAATGCGGTTAATTGCTCTGGATGGGATATTTGATGGTTGAATTTTTTACTAATGAATGCGAAGAATGCGTCACTCCATTCGCCGTTAACTTTAAGCATCAAGTCCGTGATAGCTTTTAGTTGATCCTCGCTTGCTGGCGTTATGTCCTTTGCTTTACTTTCAGGAACATCAAAATAATTTCCTTCACCTGCCTCGGTATTCACATAATCAATGGCTTGATCTAATCTTTCACGACGAGGCCAGTATTTGCTTGCTCTCTTCACAATTGTTTTACGAGCCATCTCATCCCACCATGTTTTCCATGGGCCATTTCTTGACTTGCTCGTAGCCTCAACAGCCTTTATCTCATCCAATCTCATCTCTTCCGTGAGATAGTCGCCACTTGCCGTTTTCACTGTGCAATAACCACCAATAACACCACCTCTATCACTGAATGCGTTATATTTGTGGGTTGGCGGGGTGTCTAGACCATTAGATTCATAAACGTCATTCTCATGTACTAATTTACATTGACCCCATTCGATAGCTTGAGTGGCTTGAGCTAGGTGCATGAGACCCATATAGCTAATATCAAGACATACGAATCCATTACGAGGAACTAAGTACGCCAACTTACTTGCAGGGTTTAATGTAATTCCAATGGCAGCCACATTAATAATTGCATTCTGTGCACTTGCAGGATTTTCCATTGCCACTTTTGCTAGGCTGTCATTCCGTTGAAACGCTTGGATTGCGAACTGACTTTCCTTAGCCCATGTGATCGTTTGATCTGTCAGTGCGTTACAAAACAACGGTTCTTGTTGCTGCACAAACTCAATAATTGACGTACTCACAATATCTCCTTATCTATCCCGATCTGAATAGCTGTTCTAATTCCATCTAAAACCGCATCCAGCGCTTGAGGGCTAATTTCAAATACCGGATTTAACTTCCTTGCTAAATCCATGCACAGTAGTTCTTCTGGTAGGCTATCCATAACCTCATCAACTGATATTTTCTCTTCCTGAGAATTAACAAACGCTTCTCGTTCCATTTGGCGTTCGTACCAGTCGTTTCTGAGTCCGTATGTGTTGGTAATCACGCAACCCTCCTGAAATACAACTCATTGAGTATCTTTGCGACTACTTCCCCTCGTCCTGAGAGATGAATAGCTGCTGCGAGTGACTTTGCGTCATACTGATTAATGACATAATCAACGACTTCTGATGGCTCAGGTTGGTAATACTGAGTAAGTTCCCTGAATGATTCTGTTTCAATGCGGACATCGTTAAGATTCTGAAAGGCTATTTCCGTGCCATTATTTCGGTTTCTACTGGTCATATCTGCATAGGTGTAACGTATAGTCAGTGACATACTTTCCTCCCGTAAGCCATCTTCTGTAGTTGACTCGCCAACCGCCAGACATCCTTGTTATTAGTTGAGACGGCTATCCTTGCCGCTTGACGTGCGAGTTGTAAAAAAGGCGTAGTGATACGCACCGCCATGCAATCACGCATAGCGCTGTAATAGTTAGTTTTCATTGTTACCTCGCTAGGTGAGCGATAGGGTGGTTATCTGGTGTTGGTGCGGTGGGTTACTGCTGAGATATTTCTTGGATATCTAATTCCGTGATGTTTGCCTTAGCTCCAATTACTGCCCATAAATAAATATGCTCTGCACAATCACCTTCATCTTCTGCTTCAATATCCTTTTCCCAAGGCTCGCCATTCCATTTACAAGCCACTTTGAACATTGGCATGTCATACTCCCTCCGTTATTAACTAAACACGATGCTAATCACCCAGCTTAAGCATTTGAATGATTTCACTAACTGCGTTGTCTACAACTTCTTGATTGGTAGCTTCAAATATTTCGTCGCGAGCTTTATTTGCTTGTTCGCAACTTTCCTCGTCATCGTCGTCGTAATCTATCCATAATCCAAAGTCGACATCGAAAATCTTCTCAGGCCAGCAATACTGTACTCCGACTTTTTGCTCATCTGCGTCATGAGCTTTCTTGATTAGAATCTGACGTCCATGTGACTCAAACTCCTTAAACCATATTTCCATCTCTATCTCCTATCTATTAATCAACTCACCACAGCCCACAGAATGGACTGTAATTAGTTAACTGTGCCTGCTTTTAACCACATCAGGCGAGGTGGTTCTTACATTCCCCAACATAAGAAATCTGTGTATAATTCAATCACCCCAACATAATTAAAAGGATTGAATTAATGAGTAATAGAGTTATCTCTGATGACAACCCTGTTAAACGAGTTGCTTTTGATATGGCGCTGGCGTTGGCAGCAAAACAAGAGTCCATCAAAACTCCAGAGCAATTAATGGCGGAAATTGAATCGCTTTATCCTGAGTGTTTAGAAGTAGCTAAGAAACAATACAAAAAAGAGGCTCCACCTCCTGTTGGTTTTTTTACAAAAAAACGTTAAGTATCTAATGCTGCAAGGGCTGTTTTTAGTATGGCTCTTGCTATTGAGTTTGAGTTGAAATTATCATCGTTAGAGTATGGTTTAATTTCATTTCTTATTTTTAGCATCACCTCATTAGCTATTTTTATAATATGAAAAGTACTTAACTCACCACTTTCTTTAAACTCTTTAATTGCTTGCTCAATTTCAGTTTCATTATTCATAATATCTCCTATCTCGCCGTAACCCCGAACTCACTGCTCGGCTTGCGTAGCCGTGGTTGCTTGGGTGTGTCTATGCTCTAGCCGTTACTTCTCCAGACTCTAATAATGTTCCTGACTTACGATATTTAGCTAAGTAAATACTAGAGTTCGGTAAGCAGGTATTATCTACTGAGTCATAAACTTTAGTACTGCGAATTGAAATTGCTTTTTCAACTCGGCTAATTGGTTTGCGTGTTAGTGATAAGGTAGGGCGCTTTGTTTCTACTTCTGGTTCGCCATGTATTGCAGCTTTTAACCTTTCAGTTAATGCGTACTCTTCCTGCAATGCCTTTCTGCGTTCCATTCTGCGTAATCTGGCGTTGTTGTAGCCGTGAAAGTTACACATAGTTTTCCCCTTACAGTTTGCTTTGGTGATTGGCGGTAGCGCACTTATCTACCATTCACGCTTAGCGGAGCGATAACCAATCCCAAAACATACTGTCTTTGGTTTGCGCTTTTTCAGCGCTATCTGTTAAAGAGCGAACATCCTGTTTATCTATGGCTCCTTGCCTTCGATGGATAGTATATTCACAAATTGTGATTTTAATGTCAACCACAAAATGTGTTTATTTGCTTGTGATTGAATTAACGTGATGATTTGAAATGGAAAATTTTTTATTTATAGACACGATTTGTGTCAGATATCACACTAGCGGGGAATTGCGGGCACAAAAAAGCCCTCGCGGGGAGGGCTGGGGATTATTTTTTTGGTTTTAAGTTTAAAGGTGTGTCATAAAAATCAATGAAAGGTATATTCACATTTGGGTAGCCAGATATTGCAATTATATTCTCTAGGTATAACTTTATGTATGGGTAAGCTAGACTTGGTGCTTTTATTTTCACTAAATCAGAATCTAATATATCTGGGGTTATCTCTTCATCCGTTGCAAAATCGAACTCATAATATATTGATACTCTTATTATATCTCTAATCGTTAAGGTTACTGGATACTTAATTCTAAAGAGTTTTTTATTTTGCGAGTTTGCAAAAATGTCACTACCAATATTTATATTAACTTGGCTATCTTGCTCTATTTCACCTTTCAATAGCTCAGTAAACTCTAACTTTGTTACCTTTTTTGCAATTATGGTTACATTCATATTAATGATACTCAGCTTTTTCGTTGTATTGGTTGCTTTCACTAGATGAATAAAGTACGAACCAGCCACTAGAATCAGTTGTTGTTGGTATTTTCTCTAATAAGTTGGATTTTATATTAAGTGGTTTTAGAGATACCACTGACTCTATTTTAATGCCTTTTTTTCGACATAAAATATCAAATGAGTCTACACTATCAATAGACAATCTAATTAGGCTATCCATTGCTGCTGACTGAATAACATCATCGTTTTCGTATTTTGTAAAAGAGTTAGGCCCTCCACCAAATATAATAGATGCTTGTTGCTGTGTAATACCTAAAATTTTGCGGATTTTTTTTAATTCATCACCAGTTAATAGCCCATCAACTGTTTTATGAAAAGCAGTTACTGATCTTTTGTTAAATTTTGCATCATCTTCACTAGCGATCTCGGAATCACACTCATCACATACGGAGTACTTGGTAGCCAGCATCTTCTTGGTGTTTTTATACTTAAACTCTACAAGTTCAGATTCTGAATGAAGGTGCCCCTCACCACATACTGGGCAAATCTTATTTTTCATACTTACCTCAACTCGATAAATGACAGGAAATCGTTAGCAAGATCGAGCCACTCTTTCCTATGCAGAACTTCACAAAATACTCATCAATAACGTTTTTAAACTGGTATTCTGACCATCTGCTTTTCTTGTATACATATGAATCACATGCAAAAAGATTTCCGTTAGGCTTATCAGTACACCATTCAGAGTCCTTGTATCGACCAAGAGATACAGCCTCCTTAACTAGATTAAGTAGATCATCACAATCAAAAAGAAGGTTTGCTATATCATTTTTACACTTTCTAGTTCTGGGTATTGCTTGGACTGCGGATATAATCTGCTCCTCTGCGTATAGCGGCCCACCAGATATCTTCCTTTGGTCACCATCGATTGGAGGGTCGTTTGTATACTGACTTAAAATCTTTCTATTTACCATTATGGTAACTTTCCTATCTTTCTGTCAATAAGAATACAGTTTATATTGTCAACCACACCCTAAAACGTGTCGTCACCCAAAAAAGCAGCCTCGCACATCATCTTCAACGAGCCTAATGGCGTCAGAGAAACTACCTAGCATTATTTCATCGTAGTTGTGCCAGTTACTATTTTTATCCATCCAAAGCAGAGACCATGAATTCGAATATCTATTATGTGTGATTTTTGCTATAGGTTCTTCTACTCTGCCATCACTCCATATTAGTTGCCTAATTTCAAAGATAATTACTGAGTCGTCCTCGATGCGATACTGTAAATCTAATTCATCTCTTAGGTGTTCTGCTGGGCGACGCTTTTCCATGAAAAATTCCATACACCGTCTAATATTTGCTATCTCAATATTGCTAAACGCCATATTTCCTCCTAAAACGTGTCGTCAGGCCATTGTGACTTGATTACCTTACCTATGATTGTGCAGTTCCCGTTAATAGGGATCAGGTCATAGCGTGGGTTTAACGGCTCTAAATATGATATTCCACCTTCTCTAATCAATCGCTTGAATGTGAACTCATCATTCAGCAAGCGAGCGACACAGAAATCTCCAAACTCCACCTCTTCATCAGGATCAACCAAGATAAGCATTCCTTCAGGAAAACTTGGCTTTCCTCCTGGTGGCGCTGTCATTGATTGGCCTTCAACCTCTAACCAAAAAGCGCGCTCACTGGCTTTCTTAGCTGTAGGTATCCACGACACAGCATCTTTCTGAGTATATGAGTTAAATTCTGTTGAGAAAGCGCCAGCCTGTACCTTCGTGAATAGAGGGTACTCATAGTTACTAACAACCTGATCGCTTCTATCACCAAACATCAATTCCGCAGGTGAAACACCTAAAGCTTCGCTGATAACTAAAGCATCATCAGCACTTATCTTTCTTTCCCCAAGTTCATAATTTCCAATTCTAGAAGCCGCGGAATATCCGCACAGCTTTGCAAGTTGCGCTTGGCTTAATCCTCTAGATTCACGAATAGACTTCAGTCTTTCGCCGATAATTTCATTTATTTTTTTCATGCTTATCTTTTAACACAAAACGTGATGTAAGTATTTAAACGATTCGTGATTGACAGTTAATCACATATTGTGTGTAATAGGGGTTGTAGACATGGAGGATACACACAATGAATAACATCGCAGAACAGCGAAAAAAATTAGGAATTTCTCAGGCTGTTTTGGCTTCATCAATCGGATGGGGTCAATCTCGTATTGCAAACTACGAGCTAGGTATTAGAACGCCTAGCCTTAATGATTGTCGAGTAATCGTTGAGGCATTACAGAAACTTGGTGCGAAATGCTCACTAGATGACATTTTCCCACCAAAAGCAGCATAAGCACCACCTCGCTCTTTAACATCTCAGCGCTGAAAAAGCGCACATCAATACACACTCACAGGATCGTGAGCAACGGACTAACTGTATCTAAAAAGGACTATAGACTATGGAAAATGCAAAAAATATCAAAGTAGAGTGCTCATCAAACGAATTGATGACGTTTTACATTCAACAAATGTATTCAGTCGGTAATAACGGACTCGCTAAGGCGCTAGGAATACACCCATCAAAATCCAGTCGAGATAAAGCCAGAATATTCGATTTAGCTTGCCAGTTGGTGAGTAAGTTCGGATTACCCCCTGACTCTGTAAATATCAGCGATAAGCCAACGAAAGTTGTTCTTGAAGGTGACTATGCAGAAAGGGTTATTCAGGCTCTTGAAGGGAAGGGAAAGGTTAAAAGAAAAGCCCCAGAGACGGCAATCAATGAGGCTCAAATCAGTTTAAACATTTAATTTTATTTACCCATTAATACTGGACGAATAATCAGTATTAGTCAAGTAATTTGATTACTCATAGATAAGCTCATTAATAAAAATTTAATGGGCTTTAATTTCATGAGGTTAAAAAAGAATATGGATAATTATGAGTATAACGTCAATATTTTAATGCCAAATTGTTATTTTGAACAAGATGAGAAATGGATTAAGGAAATGTTATTGAGGCTAAGGCCATCGATAAGAGCAAAGGTATCGGTTAAATATTCTGAAGTTTATCAAGAGCATTTCGACGATGAACCTATACCTTACAAAAAAATAAATGCTGGTAGAAAGGCTGCAAATACACGGTTAAGAAACTTTGTAAAAAACTACTCTTCCTACCTCGATGGATATGTTTCCGAACCGAGAGTTTTTCAACAAGGCACTGGCCAGAGAAACCAACCCTCTCAAGGTGTCGCCTGAATCACCGAATTTAATACAAACCTATGGCCTGTTCCTTGGAAAGTGTAGCAATGCTGATACAAGGCACTATTCATAAGTACATGATTTAAAAGCCAAAAAAAGAAAATTCGAGTTCTAACTTGACCCCTATAAGGATAAGGAAGGGACAACTTGGAAATTTCTTAAAAATCAAATAGTTAAATGACATCAAAACGACAGGATCTGTCTCCTAAACGGACAAGTTCTGTCTCTTTTGCAAAAAATGGACTATCACAAAATGAGAATATGGTCAAGAGTTTTTTACGCACGAGAGTTTTACAAGCGTTTGTCAAAAGTATCCCCTACCGCCACTGAGCTATACGGGCTAATCACTGACAGTTGCGACTGGAAATATGGACGGTATGTAGCGACGAGGGCTGAGGTAGCTGAGATCCTCAACGTGAGCGAGAGAAGCATTCAGAGAGCCAACAAAGAGCTTGAGGCGGTAGGGTTAATCAAGTTTAAGCGTGGCATATACGCAATAAACCCAGAGTTTAACTGGGGGGGGAGGAGTTGGAATATATCGAAATCCTGTTACTACACGATGGACAGGAAAGGTGCTCAAGTTATTGATTTTAATGACGCAGCAGAAGCCATTAACTCAAAAAAACTTGAGGAAATAGCCCGAAAAACCTTGAGGGAGGTAAACGGGCGTAACGCAAAAAGGAATTAATCATGCTCAGTATAACGCCAAAAGCTAAGCAAGTCACTGCACTGGATATGCTCAGGAAGAACTGGAATCAACACCGAACGATGTTACTTTCTGCAAGTGTTGGATTTGGTAAAACCGCGATAGCCGCATTCGTGGCTGACGGTTTAGTTTCTAGGGGAATGAGGGTCATGTTTGTCGCCCCCTACACAGTGCTGATTGAACAGACTGCAACACGGTTTGTTGAGTACGGACTGCCAGTCGATGAGATCAGTTACTTGTGGCGCGACCACCCACTGTATGACCCCAGCAAGTTGATTCAAATTGCATCTGCAGACACGTTAATTCGCCGCAAATTCCCTGACAACATTGATTTACTCATCATCGATGAAGCCCACATGAAGCGAAAAAAAATACTCGAAATTATCCGAGATACGGATATTCGTGTAGTTGGGTTATCGGGGACACCCTTTGCTAGTTGGATGGGCGAATACTACGAAACATTGATTAAACCAACGACGATGAAGGAGTTAATCGAAATTGGTGATTTGAGTCCTTATGAATTTTACGCGCCAGATAATCCCGATGTTAGCGGTGTAAAAACATCAAAACTATCGGCATTTGGCAATGACTACAACGAGGAGCAGTTAGCCAAAATCATGGGCGATTCTGATTTAGTCGGGAATATCGTCAAATTTTGGTTAGAACATGGCGAGGACAGGCCAACAGTTTGCTTTTGCGTCAATGTCAGCCATGCAAACTACGTCACGATGGAATTTAACCGAGCGGGGATCAACGCTGAGGTGATGACCGCAGAGACGCCACACGATGAACGGCAGTTGATTATTAACCGTTTTGAGAGTGGGTCTACAAAAATCATCGTTAACGTTGGTGTTTTGGTTGCAGGGTTCGATAGTGACGTTCGCTGCATCATCTACGCGAGGCCAACAAAATCGGAAATTAGATGGGTTCAATGTCTTGGTAGGGGATTGCGTACTGCACAGGGTAAAGATAAATGTTTGATATTCGATCACTCTGGTTCGGTTCACCTTCTCGGGTTCCCTGATGAAATCGAATATGACGACCTGCAAAACAAAAACGATGGCATGAAAACCCAAAGCAGCTACCGAGATCAGGTCAAGGCAGAGAAAAAACCGAAGGAATGCCCATCTTGTCACTACATGAAGCCGGCAGGTGTTTACGTTTGCCCTAAATGTGGGTTTAAACCACTCGCTGGGGAAAATGTTCAAGTCGATGAAACGCGAGAACTCAAAAAACTGAAAGCAGGCGAACAGATATTTACCAAGGAGCAAAAACAAAGTTGGTGGTCACAAATCAAGTTTTATCAAAAACAGCGTGAGATATCAGGCAAGCCTATTTCTGATGGTTGGTGCGCCCACACGTACAAGAAAAAATTCGGGGTATGGCCTCGTGGATTACATGATACACCGCAAGAGATAACTCCCGAAGTTAGTAATTATATTCGTTCAAAAAATATCGCTTTTGCAAAGATGCAAGCGAAGAAAAATACAAAAGAGGTAAAACCGAAAACAGAGGCTGAAAAAATAGCATCAGCAAGGTCACACTTGGAAGATATACGGGAAAAGCTCAGCTTAGGAGGTAATCGTGAAGACGGTAGAGGCAGTAATAGGTCGATGGCCTGAGATATTTGAGTATTACAAATTACCGCCAATCACAGGGAAAAAACACTATCAAGGGGAATGCCCTATATGCGGAAAGAAAGGAAAATTCAGGATAGATAATAAAAACGGTAAGGGAACTTGGATATGCTCATGTGGTGCTGGTGATGGCTGGAAACTACTGGAACTTACCCAGCAAAAAGATTTTAGAGTTTTAGCAAGTGAGATAGATCGGTTAATCGGAAACAGTTATTCAGGCCAAGTAGTACCGCACGCAAAATCAGATGTAAAAGCCACTCGTTCAAAAGTTATCGCAAGGTTCGCTTCACTAATCCCACTTAAAGATACATCAGCTCATAGATATTTGATGAGCAGAGGGATCAACGTTTTACCATCTCAGCACGTCAGATACAGTAACACACAACAAAATGGATTTACTTCGCTCTGGTCAATTGCAACAGATGATCGTGGTGCTGGCTGTTATCTGCATAGGACGTTCTTAGAGGGCGAAAAAAAAGCAAACTTTGAAGGGAATAAACGACTTACCAAGTTACAGGAAGATAACTATTTAGATTTTGCTGGCTCTATCGCAATTCGAATGACCCCAGTAGCATCAACGCTGGGGATCGCCGAGGGGATAGAAACGGCGCTTTCTTGTCAGCAAGTCTACGGCTGTAACACATGGTCAACGTTAAATGCCAATTTCATGCGGAGATTTAGAGCGCCGAAAGGCGTTAAGCATCTGATCATATTTGCAGACACTGACAGCAACGGAACAGGGCTAGCAGCTGCCTTTGAATGTGGCAATCGAAATATTCTAAGTAATAACGATGTTGAAAAAGTCAGCGTCCGATGGATTGACGGAACTGGCGATTTTAACGACATGCTAGTCAATGGGGCAAAAGTATTTCAACAAGAGTTGTGGCGCAAACAAGCAGTTTAACACGCAAGAGGATTTTTAGATGGAATATTTACGAGATATTTTAGGCACATTGTTTTTCATGCTAGTACCGATTACTGGATTTTTATCTGTTGCATTTCTGATGTATCACGAAAAATCAGGTTGGGGATGGTTACTTTTAGCAGTGGTTGCTATATCAGGAAGTTTAAAAATTAGTTATGGCGATTAAGCGAGGTGTTGAGTGATGAAATGGCATCAGAAGGCACTCGTCAGGGTATTTAGTAGCAACATTCTTACATTTCTATTTCAACTCATTGCTTGGTGTTCGGTATCGCTTTTAATCGCGATAGATAAATTAGGTGAGTTTAACCTTCATGTTTATCTAAGAGCATTACCAATAGTGATTATTCAGGCATTAGTGATGACCTATCTAATCAGGTGGGCATTTAAGTTTTGCACCAAGAATATCAATATTAATTAGAGGGTTGAGTGATGAAAGGAACAACGTTAACAGAGCTTACCCCACCAATGCCAGAGGGTGAATGATGACTAAAAAACAACGTGAAAATCTACGGATGCTATTCGGTGGTCGATGCGCTTACTGTGGTTGTGAGTTACCAGAAAAAGGCTGGCATGCAGATCATGTGGAGCCTATTTATAGGAAAATCGACAGGGTTAACGGAAAAATAGTAGCGACAGGAGAGTGTTTTAATCCTGAAAACGATACTCAAGAAAATCTTGTTCCTGCATGCGCACCCTGCAATCTATTTAAATCTGTTTATAGCGTCGAAGTGTTTCGTGAAGAAATTAAGAAACAGGCAGATAGGGCAAGAAAATCATCTGTTAATTTCAGAACGGCTGAAAGGTTTGGATTGATTGAGTTAGTCGATAAACCGGTTGTTTTCTGGTTTGAACAGTATCAACAGGAGAATTTAGGAGGTTAACTTGGAAGTAGATTTTCTCTTCCACGAATCAACCAAAAATACCGCATGGCAACACCTCAAAGAAGTTCTAGCAACAAACCAACCACACCGAATCATCATCAAGCCTTGGAAAAACAAGCGTTCACTATCTCAGAATGCCACTTTTCATATGTGGTGCACAGAGATAAGCAAATATCTGTGTAAGAGCAACGCCAATTACACACCAGAAACCGTCAAGGAAATGCTTAAGCATACATTCTTAGGTTACGAGGTGGTCGATATGGTTGATGTTACTACACAGCTTACAGAGCGCGTAAGGACACTTCGGAAAACATCAAATCTTGATACGGGTGAAATGTTCCACTTCATGGAGCAGGTTGAGCGATGGGCGGTAGGTATAGGTTGTTTCGTGACGATACCAAGCAATTCGGAATACATGAAACTCAAGGAGCAACAAGAGCAATGAAACGTAAAAATATTTTAGATGCCATGCAATGCGGGGCTAGCTGGTTATTTGGAAGGTATCAGCGTCCATACCTTAAAGAGTGGGATGATTATCTAAATTACCTGATCGACAAATGCGGTGTTGTGGAAGAGTGTAGTTGCACAATCACATTTAATGATAACGGTGAAAACGTAAAGGTTTGGAAAAAAAATAAATATTATGCCTATGGTTATCAATACAAATTTCCCAGCGATGAGGCATATGAGTTCAGACCGTCATTCAGAACGATGATTAAATTATCAAACCTTGTTGATAATCGAGAGCAAAATCGAGTGAATATTTTCGCCAATGAGTTAAGACAGAAGGTAAAAAAATGAACTGCCAATCATGCAATAGGCCGCTAACAGATGATGAAATTTATGTGTGTGCTCAGTGTGCTGATGAATACGCTCATTTGGAAGTGATGGAAAAAATCAAGGGAGAGGGAGATGGCGAGGTATCGCAGTAAATACAAACACAAACATAAATATCCAAAGAAACCACAAAAGGAGTTTGAACCAATGTTTAATGCCAATTTATTACGCTATGGAAAATTTGTCGCAATATGGTTTATTGTCATGTTAATTCTTGGAGTTATTTTAGGGTGATGTATGGCTAAGGCTAAAAAGCCGAAGCTCAAAACCTGTAAAGTCTGCAACAAAGAATTTATTCCCTACCTATCTACCCAAAAAGTCTGCTCCACATCCTGCGCAATAAAATTCGCCTCAAATGAAATTAAACGGACCGAAGAAAAGAACCGTAAGAAACGCTTATCTGAGGAAAGGAAGTTATTGCGGGCCAGAAAGGAAAAGTTAAAGACAAAATCAGACTGGAACAAAGAGGCCCAAGCGGCAGTAAATAAATACATCTTTTGGCGAGACTACGGTCAGCCATGTATTGCTTGCGGTCGGCCCTTAAATTATGGGGTAAGAGGTGGGTCCGTAGATGCTAGTCATTACAGGTCAAGGGGTTCGGCAAGTCATTTAAGATTTAATCTACTCAATATTCACGCTGGCTGTGTTCACTGCAATAGGGACCTGTCAGGTAATCTCATCCCATACCGCATTAATCTCATTAATAAAATCGGCGAAGAGCGAGTAACTCGATTAGAGCACGATAACACGGTCCGTAAATTCGACATCGAATATCTCAAGCGAATGAAATCAATATTCACTCGTAGGGCCCGTTGGTATGAGAAAAGGCGAAAGGATCAATATTCGGAGGTGGCTTAATGTTTACTGACTTAATCGCAGTTATTGAAGAATGCAGGTTTAGAGCATTAACAGAACGAACAGGGAATAAACCAAAACGTTATCTATCTGTCATTCAGCTTAACAGTGGCTTTATGAGGATAGTTGAAACAACCCAAGCCAAAAGTTTAGGTTATCGCATCATGTACTCAGTAGGTTGCGATAGATATCACACAGTATTACCGGAGGCGAGATGAGCTATATCGGAGAAAAGGAATTAACAGATGAGCAGTTTCGCTGGCTAGATGGATGGTTAAATCTGTGGGGGGCGTGGGTATATTCTGGTCGTATCGATATTCGCATGATCAACATGATTTATAAATTCATGCAAACAGTTGAGCCAAGTAAAAACCCATCAAGACCTATGTGCAATGACGATGAAGGAATGTTGATTTCTCAGGTCGTAGATTCAGTCATCGCCACTGACACACAAGCCTATGGAATATTACTAAGTTATTACGCTCACGGTTCATCTAAGTTGTCGATTGCATCTTACTATCACCGAGTTGCAAAACCACGCAAAATGCAAACGAGAGGGGGTAATAAATACGCCAAGCCATCTCATAGAACTTGCAGGAGAGAAGTTGACGAAAAACTCAAAGCTGCTCAGTGGTTATTGTACGAACCTCTGCGAAATGCAATGAATAATCGTAAACGTGTAGCTAAAGTAAAGAAAATAGCTGAACTTTGCTATTGACATTAATGGACAAATGGACAACAATTATAAGGTAAGTTGCTTTACGTGACTCTTAAGTTTACTTGCCTCATTCAAGACCTCGCTTCGGCGGGGTTTTTTGTTATCTGAACAGTGCCCATCATAGTCCCTACGCAGAGCGGAGAAATCTGGTTTGCGATACACTTGGGGCTTTCGATGTACCCTTATGGGGCTTGAAGACCACGCCACCCGCTCGCAGGCAATAGTTACTACCTGTCTAGCGGCTTGGTGTGGCAACCTAATTTAGGCAAAAGAAAATCCGCAACACCACATTACAGTTGATCTTTTGACTAAATGCACCCTCTTCATTCTGGAGAGTTGTGTGATTAGGGACACCAGATGATGTTTTGGTCGACGGATATCTGGTGCCCCTTTCTATTTTAATTCCCCGAATTCGATGGTGTTACCTTCATTGATGAGGGTAACATAGTTTAAGTTATTGATATTGTTCCGATACCGGAATTCCGATAACGCTAATCCAACCATCCGGAATTTCCGGATAGTTCACATATTCGGTTATTCCGAACAACTCATTCAGAAGATCGCTTAGGTGGTCTTTTTTCGTATATGCCGACCACAGAATCAATCACAACACCTCACATTCACACAAGAGCTGTGAGTCGGCACCTTATTAACTAATCAGGACTACATATATGCAAGAGCCGTTAACAGGCACAGCAACCGCCTCGTTAGCGGGTGTCTCTATTGTAGGTCTCTATTCAGGTATGGACGCAGGCGTTGTTATCGGTGCGTTCGCAGGGGCGGTGATATTTGTATTGTCTGCTCATGATATCCGGCTGTTAAAACGATGGGCGTATTTCACGGTTGCATTTGCGATTGGGATATTAGGCGCTGATTTCATGTCGTCACTACTGAGTGGCATTGTCGGAGATAGAGAAGTCGATCGCTCAGTTGGTGCAATGTTCTCGTCGGCTGGTTTGGTTGGTGTGTTAGTAACAATATCTAAACCCGGTGCGCTCACAGACAGTATCAACAACGTTATTAATAACCTGATAGATAAATTCAGAGGAGGTGGGAGATGACCATCTCAATGTTTTGGATTTACGTCAATTTTTTCTCATGCTTATTCGCTGTTATTCGTCTTGTTAACTATGAGCGTAACGGCGCTAAATACAAATTCTTTCCGTCACTTATAGCATGGGTTCTCATTGTTATGCTGGGTTCTATCCCACTACGCATATTAACGAATGACTACGCCCACGCAGATCCATTTGAAGTCGGAATCAATATCACGCTATGCGCACTAATAATTCTTAGTCGTGGGAATGTGATGCAAATATTTAGAGGGGTTAGTAAAAATGACACTCGGTGAGAAACAACGCAAGTTCACTCGCATGATTGCGGACTTAATTATTTTTGCCTACGACAACGGATATGAGCTGACGTTTTCAGAAGCATACCGAACGCCTGAGCAAGCACAGTTAAATGCCAAATCGGGATCAGGTATTAAAAACAGCTTACACACACAACGCCTAGCTGTGGATTTCAACCTATTTAAAGACGGTAAATATCTAACAGCATCAAGTGATCATAAATTGCTTGGTGAATATTGGGAATCTATCGGCGGTACGTGGGGCGGCCGATTCAATGACGGCAATCACTACTCGTTAGAGCACAATGGTGTTAAGTGATATGAACACGCTAACTAAGGTATTAGCTGGACTACTGGCAATATCTGCATTCTGGCTATGGTGGGTAATAGATGATTACGACAAGCTGAGCAAAGATTACAACACAGCAACCAATCAGTTATCACAACAAATCAACATCAACAAAGACTATCAAGCCCGTATCACTCGATTAAATCAACTCGATATTAAATACACTCAGGAGTTAGCCAGTGCAAAGAATGAAATTGACACTCTTCGTGATGCTGTTAACTCTGGTTCTAAGCGGGTGTACGTCAAAGCAGAGTGTCCAGCAGTCACCAAGAATCCAACCGAAAGCGGAAGCAATGAAGCCACCGCACGACTTAACAAAACAGTTGAACAAGATTATCTACGTCTCAGAGAAATGATAGTCGAGAACGAACAGCAAACTTTGTATTTGCAGAATTATATTAAAACGGAGTGTTTACGATGAGGGCTAGACTACTAGCAATTCTTATTGATGTGGTGGTTGCTGCATCACTATATTTTGGGTTGACTCTGAACAATGAAGGGCTAACTAATATCGGGTATTTCACAGGTTGGCTATTTGCTGTCATGGGGATATTACTTATCTTCGTTGATAAAGAGAAATTCGCAAAAAACCACAAACACCAGTCTATAGCGTGGCGAACTTATGATGTATTAACCGATGTGGCTTATGTAACTTTTGCTGCATATTCTGGCTGGTTCGTGCTTGCTACATTCTTTGCTATTGCTTCGATAATCAAAGCTGCAATAAAGAGTGACGCTGAAAAATCTTTACTAAAGGCCAAACAGGAAAGCAATACGGGAAATTGAACAACAACGATCCTCGCAATAGCGGGGATTTTTAATGGAGAAATATCATGGCAGTAGAAGGTTCAGATAATCCAGTTAAATTCCGTGAAGAATTGGATAAAAGCATTCCAAAAGAATAAAAAAAGCCCAGCATGGGGGCTGGGCAAACTAACAAGATATCAATCAAAGTGTAGCGATAGCTACTTAGTATAGCTTAAGTAAATATATATATCAGCAATTAGATAAGTCGTTTATCCATTAAGGAGAGTGATCATATCTTGACTGCTAGGAACAGACTAGAAGTGGCTTAGCAGTGTATCGCTAAGCTGCGAACTCTACGCATTTCACTCTGTGCATAGCACGCACATCTAAAACACCAAGAGTCTACAGAAAGTGAGCCTGAGAACTGCCGTTATAGCTGGCAAGCTCTCTTGGGGCGGCTTTTCTGTGCTACAGGCTCTCTTTCTATAGGAAATATGCAATGATTAAAATCGTACCTATGAAGTATGACGAAACTCTGATCCCGTTTAATGGGGATTGCTGGGTTAATGCCACTGTGGCAGCAAAGATATTTGATAAGCGAACTCTTGATTGGCTAAGGCTAGATTCAACAAAAGAGTACGCAAAAGAAATAGGGCAAGAACTTGATATCGAAGCTATAAATTCTAAAGGTGAGATTTCTCACCTTTTGGTCAAAGTAGAGAAAGGCAGATATGGTGGTACTTGGATCCATCCTGAATTAGTGATTGAGTTTGCTAGATGGTTATCCCCTAAATTTGCCCGTGCTTGCGACAGGCACATTAAAAACATGTTGATGTCACAGAATATGACATTAACTGAAGATCAAGTAATTGGGCTACTGACATACAAAGAAGCTACTGAGTGGGAAAAGAGATTTCAAGAACCCTATTATAGAGCGCTATCAAAGATGTCAGGGACTCCTTATTTTGGTCATGTTGGCGGTTGTCCGTTATTGTTCGCTGGCATCACGGCTAAATGGGTTTATGGCGTTGCATTACCTGATTATGTCTATGAGTCAGTCAAAGAAAATAAAGGCGACAGAGAAAAAATCCACCAATACCTAAAAGGTGATGCTCTACTTGCGGTAGAAAAGCAAATGGTTGCAGTGACAAACATTGCTAATAGTTCTGTTGACTACAAAGACTTTGATGCTCGATGTATGGCAGCTTTCAATGTTAAGGGACAAATGCAAATGCTTTACCCATCAACACAAGGGGAGCACCATGCAACAAGATTACAATGATCAAGTAGAAACATTCTCCACCATAGTTAGTGAGCTATTTTTGATTAGACAGGTCGCCATGCATAAGCGGCCTGTTTTTCGTTCATCACTAGGAGATATCAGGTTTAGTGTAGAAACATTAGCTAACTTCTTAAAAGGGTACTATCGGGAAGATGACAAAAGCGATATCGAACTAAGTATGTTGTTTTTTAATATGCTGAAAAGAGAATACCTACCAGATCCAAAAGTATTTATCTCTTGGTGCATAAACGATGAGCTTACTGATGAAGCGGTAAATAAAATATCAGAACTGTTGGAAAATTTAGCTCAAATGGAATTTTCGGAACAGAAAACCAAATAGGCCCTAGTGGCCTTTTTTATTGAGTGGAATATGAAAACAGGAACACTGCATTACAAAATGACACTGCGCCGTTATATGTACCCATTGTTTATTATCGGCGCTTTAATTAACAGCACTTGGTTAATGAAGCTCTGTTTTAAGAAAGAAATTGTGTTTAAAGAAATTTAAAGGAATGGATATGGCTAAAAGACCAGATTGGGAGGCCATCGAGTCGGCTTACCGAGCTGGCGTGATGTCCATAAGGGAAATAGCCTCTCAATACGAGATAACCCATCAGGCGATAAGTAAGCGCGCCAAGAAAGAAGGGTGGGAGCGAGATCTAAAGGCGAAGGTTAAAGCTAGGGCTGAAAACTTGGTTGCCAAAAGGGAGGTTGCCAGTCTGGTTGCCACCGAAAAGGCTATTTCAGAACGGCAACTTATTGAGGCTAATGCCGAGGTTATTGCTAATGTCCGCATGGAGCATAGAGGCGATATTCGAAGGGCTAGAGAGTTAACTAATAACTTATTTGATGAACTATCTGCTGAATGTGCTGATGTGCCAGCCTTAAGAAAACTTGGCGAGTTAATGTTTAGTCCTGATGATAACGGACGCGACAAACTCAATGAAATTTATCACTCAATCATCTCCCTGCCTGAGCGCGTTAAGTCAGCCAAGGCATTAAGCGAAACACTTAAAAATTTAGTTGGACTTGAGCGTCAAGCATACGGCCTTGATGATGCTCAGCCGAATAAGACAGCTAGTCAGCTATCAGAACTAATGGACGACTTATCTAAGGAATAATCATGAAGCCAGAACATCTTGCATTATTAAGAGATAAGCTCTGGCGATTAAATCACCTCTACTGGATAACCAATAAAGAAGGTAAGCCAGTTCGATTTAAAATGACGCCTGAGCAACTCGAATATTTTGAAGGGATGCACACGCGAAACATTATCCTTAAAGCTCGTCAGCTTGGCTTCACTACAGAAGTCTGCATTATCCAATTGGACGCAGCGTTATTTGAGGCGGCTAAATGTGCATTGATAGCCCACACACTTAACGATGCTAAGCGACTATTCAGGGAAAAGATAAAGTATGCCTATGACAAGCTACCCGATGAAATCAAAGCGGCTAACCCAGCGAGTAATGATGCGGCTGGTGAGTTGGTTTTTAGTAAAGGTGGGTCACTTTATATCAGTACGTCATTTCGTGGCGGTACGCTCCGTTATTTGCACGTTTCTGAGTTCGGCAAGATATGCGCTAAGTATCCAGAGAAAGCCCGTGAGATTGTCACTGGCGCATTTGAGGCGGTATCAAGCGATTGTTTTACGACGATTGAAAGCACAGCGGAGGGTCGAGCAGGTTATTTCTTCGATTATTGCCAGTCTGCTGAGAAAGCGCAAATTCAGAATAAGACTCTCTCTAACCTAGACTGGAAGTTCTTTTTCTTCTCATGGTGGAAGAATCCTGAATACTCCATTGATCCTGTGGAACAACTGCCCCAGCGGTTAGTTGATTACTTTGATGAAATATCAAGCAAACATGGTGTTCACCTTAATGAGCGCCAGAAAGCATGGTATTACGCCAAAGAGAAAACGCTTGGCGACGACATGAAGCGGGAATACCCGTCAATACCGTCTGAGGCATTCCAACAATCGGTTGAAGGTGCTTACTACGCTAAGCAATTCCGCTTCCTGTACGAAAATAAACGCATTGGCACACTTCCTGATAACTCGCACTTACCTGTTCATACGTACTGGGATATTGGCGTCGGTGATTCAACATCAATTTGGTTTATTCGTGAAGTGGGCGAGGAGTTCCATATCGTCGATCACTACTCAAACAGCGGTGAAGGTCTACGGCACTACATGAAAGTGTTAAAAGACAAAGGCTACACATATGCAAGTCACAACGGTCCTCATGATATCGATAACCGCGAGTTTGGTTCTGATGCGAAATCTCGACGTGAATTAGCGCGTGAGGGGTACGAAATCGACGGACAAATTTACTCAATACGATTTGAAGTGGTGCCGAAACTTTCAGTTGATGAAGGTATCGAGGCGGTGCGTGAAATTCTGCCACTTTGCGTGTTCGATGAGCATAAATGTAGTAAAGGCATTGCTCATCTAGAAGCTTATCGCAAAGAGTGGGATGACAAACGGGGCTGTTGGAAAGATAAACCGCTTCACGATTACACGTCACATGATGCTGACGGATTTAGGTATTTTGCGGTGAGTAGAAGAAATACCAAGCGCCCAGCATTCGAAATTAACCTAGGAACAACCTTCTGATGAGTACAACAAATGTAGATTTCACTCGACCGGAGTATAAAGCGGCTGCTCCTCAGTGGGAGTTAGTTCGCGCTGTTTGCCGAGGCGGTGAAGACATAAAAAGCTATCTTCCTGAACTTGAAGAACAAGATGGCAAACGCAAAAAGAAGCGCAATAAAGATTATCAAGACCGTGCGGTGTTCTATCCAATAACGGGCAATACTCGCAACGGCATGATAGGGATGGCATTTAAAAAAGATCCCTTAGTTGCTGTCGTCGAAAAGCTTTCGTGTTTAAAAGACGATGCTGATGGCGCAGGATCAAGTATTTATCAACTTGCTCAGTCCTCGCTTGAGTCGGTATTAGAGGTAGGGCGACACGGGCTATATGTTGATTACAATAGTGATTCTAAACTTCCGTACATATTTCAATATCGAGCTGAAGATATCATTAATTGGCGCACTGACCGCATAAATGGTCGCACTATGTTAACGCTGGTGGTATTGCGTGAGACAGTCGAAGAAGAGGACGGGTTTGGATTTAAAGACGCAATTCAATACCGAGTATTAGCGATAGAAGAAGGTAAGTTTATCTGCCGCGTGTATCGCAAGCCCAGTGGAAGTAGCGTTTTTGAAATTTCTTCTGAGTATATACCTGCGCGTGCTGGTAACGGTGTGTGGAATGAAATTCCATTTACATTTATTGGTGCTCAGAATAACGATCACACTATTGATGAAGCCCCACTTCTAGGATTGGCAAAAATCAACCTAGGGCATTATCGAAACTCTGCTGATTATGAAGATTCTGTTTTCTTCTGTGGGCAAATACAACCTTATCTAGGTGGGCTAGGAACAGAATGGCGTGACTATCTAGAAAAGAAAGGCGTTATGGTTGGTTCTCGCTCGCCAATTATGTTGCCAGAAAAAGGTTTCTTTGGTTACGCTCAGGCTCAACCTAACATGCTGGCAAAGGAGGCAATGGACAGTAAGCGCGATTATATGGTTGCGCTCGGTGCTCAATTGGTTTCTGCTGATAGCAAAGTTAAAACGGTTATTCAGTCTGTCGGTGAACAGAACGCACAAACCTCTATCCTGAGCATCTGTTGCTCTAACGTTTCCGATGCATGCAGTAAATCGCTAACATGGTGTGCTGAATACTTAGGTTTAGACACGAAAGATATTTCTTTTGAAATTAACAAAGACCTCGTTAATCACATTGCCGATAGTTCGATGATCCGTGAAATCGTCGCAGCATGGCAATCTGGCGCAACGCGTAAATCTGATTTGGTTCGTAGTTTGCAAAAATATGATGTTATCGACCCCGCTGATGATGTTGATGTGGTGGTGGATGAGCTTAACAATCAAGAGCCAACAATGGTAGGTGAGACATGAGATCAGTGAATGAGCGGTTAATGGATGAATTGATTGCTCACTCCCTGTTTTCTGGTCGCTATTCTACAGGGGTGGCGAGACGCATGATAAAAGCTCTTAATGAGTTTGATGCTGAATTAACTGCTTCACTTATTGTTGCCTTAGATGATGCCTCTATCGATGTTAATGGCTTCACTGCAAGGAGATTGGAGTCGTTACTATCCAGCGTTAGAAGTATTAATAAGCGAGCTGTTGATAGCGCTTTTTCTCTACTGACGGAAGAAATGAGAGCGCATACATTATATGAGGCTGGTTATTACCCATCCCTTTTTGATTCTCTACTACCTGATGTTGTTCTACGCAAATATCCACTAATGAGCATTACAGAGGAAATGCTATTTTCCTCAGTTATGTCTCGCCCATTTCAAGGGAAATTACTTTCTGAATGGGCAGATGGATTAGAATCAGATCGCATGACACGCATAAATAACGCCGTTCGTAATGGTTATTTGAATGGTGATAGTGCGGTAGAAATCGGACGTAAAATCAGAGGACATGCAAACCAAGGTTATAAAGACGGTGCTCTACAGCTCAGTAGGTCTAACGCAACAACAATAGCAAAGACGGCAATTAATCACTTACAAGCGACAGCAAGAGATCAATTTGCTGATGCCAATAAAGACATTCTTGATTGTAAGCAATGGTTATCTACCCTCGATAATAAAACATCTCACGATTGCATTATTCGGGATAGGTTGAGATACACGCTGGAAGGTAAGCCTATTGGTCATAAAGTTCCTTATCTACAAGGCCCCGGAAAAATCCACTTCAATTGCCGTTCAACAGAAACATTGGTTACTAAATCATGGCGTGAATTAGGCATTGATTTAGATGAGATGGATGCAGGAACGAGAGCATCAATGGACGGGCAAGTGCCAGCGGATACTAATTTTCTTGATTGGATACAGCGACAACCTGAGTGGCGACAGCGACAGGTGTTTGGGGAGACGCGATTTAGGTTGATGAAAGAAGGCGGCATGAATCCTTCTGAGTTTTATACTGACAAAGGTGAGTTTATTTCTCTCGAACAACTCAGGGAGATAGACAAGCAGGCATTTAGAGAGGCTGGATATAGCTAATCAATAAACCATTTAACAAGGTCACCTCGGTGGCCTTTTTTATTACCTAAATTCAGCTTAGGGCTGAGTTAATTCAACGCGCTAGGCGCATTCAATCCCAAGGGGAATTACATGTTATTTATGAATATCGAACGCAAATACTATTCACAGGCTGATGATGGTTCGCAAGGTGGAGGGGGTGGAGCACCAGAAATCACCCCAGAGATTCAAGCCATCATCGATAAGCAGGTCTCAGGGTTAAAGGCTAAAAACAGCGAGTTGCTCGGCAAGCTCAAGGAGCAAGGCGATAACTTAAAACGTTTTGAAGGCATTGATCCTGACACTGTGAAGGGCATGCTTAAACGTTTTGAGAATGACGAAGAAGCCAAACTCATTGCAGATGGCAAAATTGACGAGGTTCTCAATAAGCGCACTGAGCGTTTGCGTGGTGATTTCGACAAGAAGTTAAAAGAAGCAAGCTCTAAAGCTGAAAAGGCAGAGGCGTTTGCAAATAAATTCCGTGCTCGTGTATTAGGCGATGAAATTCGTTCCGCAGCAGGGAAAGCGGGTGCATTAACCAGCGCTCAAGAAGATTTAATTTTACGTGCCAAAGGCATTTTTCAGATCAACGATGAAGGTCAGGCCGTAGCCGTTGATGAAGATGGCAATCCAATTATGGGCAAAGATGGTCGTACTCCATTATCGCCTATTGAGTGGATTGAATCACTAAAAGAAAGTGCTCCTCACTTATTCCCCGCAGCCTCTGGTACAGATGCAGGGAAACATAAACAAGGTGGTGCACATTTTAAACGTTCTCAAATGTCCGCCAGTGACAAGGCTGATTATATTCGCCGATACGGGCGTGACGCATATTTAAAACTTCCAAAAGAGTAAGGAAATATAAGCAATGGCTACGACAACTAATAGCGATTTAGTGATTTATAACGATTTGGCACAAACGGCGTTCTTAGAGCGTCGCCAAGATAATTTAGCCGTCTTTAATCAGGCATCAAATGGCGCTATCGTGCTAGATAATCTGTTTATTGAAGGTGATTTCCGTAAACGCGCGCTCTATCAGATTGGCGGCTCGATTGAGCATCGTGATGTAAACTCCACAGCATCCGTAGAGAATAAAAAAATAGGCGCAGGTGAATCTGTTGATGTAAAAGCACCTTGGAAATATGGTCCTTATGCAACGACAGAAGAAGCATTTAAACGCCGTGGCCGTGATGTATCGGAGTTCTCTGAGCTGGTGGGTACCGATGCGGCAGATGCTTCACTGGAGGGTTATATCAAATACTCTTTAGCTGCTTTAGGTGCCGCTATTGGCAATAACAAAGAAATGGTGGTGACTGCGGATATTGCGACAGATGGCAAGAAAACACTGACCAAAGGTTTACGCAGATATGGTGATAAGTTCAACCGCGTAAATCTGTTTGTTATGCACTCAACCACCTACTTCGATATTGTTGATCAGGCCATTGACAACAAAGTGTATGAAGAAGCGGGTGTGGTTATCTACGGTGGACAGCCAGGCACATTAGGTAAGCCTGTGCTGGTAACGGATACAGCGCCAGTAGATGCCATCTTTGGTTTAGTGCCGGGTGCTGTGACTATCACTGAATCCCAAGAGCCGACTTTCCGATCTTATGAAATCAATGACAAGGAGAACTTGGAAGTTGGTTATCGTGGTGAAGGCGTGGTTAACGTTGGCGTTCTGGGCTATAGCTGGGATGAATCAAAAGGAAAAAACCCTGATTTAACACAGTTAGGCACCGCAGGTAACTGGAAGAAGCATTTCACTAGCAACAAATTAACCGCTGGCGTCATGATTAAACTGACTGCCGAAGAGGGAAAGTAACCCTGTCAGCGGATAAAACGTCCGCTATCGCTGACAGTACAGATACAGTAACGATCACTCTTAATTACACCAAGGGCAGCTCTCCAGTCGAAGGAGCTACCGTTAATTGGTCTACAACAGGTGGTAAATTAAGCGTTACTTCATCTAAGACGGGCAAAGCTGGTGGTGCGACAGTGAAATTAACTTCTGATTCACAGGGTGAATTTATTGTCACAGCCACTGTTGATGGTGTTGCACAAAATACTGATGCAATTACATTCACAGAAAAAACTTCTCCAGACGAGTAATTTAAGGGGCTTTGTGCCCCTCTTTTTTTTGAGGTGAGCATGATTGATCCTGATAAGAACTCTCCAATATTTAATAGCTACGCAAGTGTGGATGATTTGAAGAAATACGCTGAGGATAGAAATATCACTTTGGCAGATAGTGGATTAGAGGCATTACTAATTACGGCGATGGATTATCTTGAATCGCAAAAATGGTTAGGTAAACGAACTAACCCAAATCAACCTTTATCTTTCCCTCGCTCAGGGCTATCTCGCGACGGTGCTGCCATCCCAAGCGATCAGATACCAAAGCAATTAATCCAAGCTCAATGCCGTTTAGCGATTGAATCAGTAGAAAATGACCTACAGCCCACGTTAGGCGCTGAAATCACCTCAGAGCGAATTGAGGGCGCTATTACTGTGCAATATGCCGAAGGCACTAATACTGGCGCACCAAACTTTCCTTGGTTAAAAGGTTTATTGTCTGGCTTGATTGATGTCTCGGATGGATTTGCCATTAATACATTTGCAATGAGGTAGCCATGAACATTTATCAACGTGGGCAGAGCACAGCATTAAGGATGTTGAAAAAATATGGCGTTTCCTATCAGGCTAAGCGTGATGGTAAGCATTGGGTTGATGATGAGGGGCAGGAACACTTTGAGCCAGAAACGTTATTTTCTGTTGTCGGGGTAAAAACGCAATATAAACCTCACGAAATCGACGGAACACTTATTCTCTCCACGGATATTAAAATGATACTTCCTCCAGACATTGATATTCAGAAAGGGGATAAGCTGCTTGTCGATGGCGTTTGGTTGCGCGTTCATGAGCCGAATCCTGTTAAACCCGCTGATATTATTATCTGCTATCAGTCTCAACTGAGGGCGTGACATGTCAGATCAGTTTATGAGGTCAATTAACTTATTTATCGATAAATCCAATGCAGATATTGAAACGGTTGTAAGAAAAACCAGTATTCAAATACTTGCTAGGCTCGTTGATATGTCACCCGTTGGGAATCCTGAACTATGGGAAGTTAATAGGGTTGCCTCAAACTACAATAAAGCAGTTTTTGAACATAATGAGTATCTAAAACAAGATCCTAATAATTTAACACCAAAGCGACGTCAATTAAAAAAGCGTGTTCGTGTTAATGACTCTATGGATATTTATGTTCCTCCTGGTTATACAGGGGGGCGGTTTAGAGGTAATTGGCAGGTGTCATTTGATGCTCCAGCGGAAGGCGAAACGGGACGCATAGATAAGTCAGGCAATATGACAAAGGCGTTAGGCAACGTTGTTATTGAACAATTTAAGGTAGGAATGAAAGCTATCTATTTCACAAACAATGTGCCTTATGCTTACCGCCTTGAAATGGGGCATTCGAAACAAGCACCTAACGGTATGGTTGCTGTGACTGCTGAGGAATTTAGTCAGTTTTTCAACTCTGCCGTATCGGAAACTAAATCATGAATCAGTCAACGATTAATACTGAAATACGAAAGCTGGTGGCGAGTATTGGCAAGGATTTAAATCTTAAAATCGTATGGCCCAATCTTCCTTTTAATGATATTAACGATCCCTATCTTCAACTCCATATCATGCCTGCAGAAACGGATAATATTGGGTTATCTCAGGATATGCCTGTTTATCGTGGTGTTATTCAAATTAATGTGGTCGGCAAAGTAGGGGGTGGAGACTCGCAACTCTCAACGATTGTTGATGACGTTAAAGCCAGATTGGAGAACGGATTAACATTAGGGGAGGGAGTCTACATTAACGGAGAGCCTAGCCAGTTCCCTCCAATTTCAGATGAAACAAATTATACCATTCCTATTCGTGCATCCTATCGATGTAACGCAATCCGATAACGCCGCTTAATTGCGGTTTTTTATACCTAAAATAGAGGTTAACAATGGCCTATAACATTCCTAATGGGTCGCGTGTTTACGTCGCAAGTAAATACGATGACGAAATTAAAATTACCGAGGCAACTAATGCCGAAGAAGCCGTACTAACAGTTGATGACGTGGGCGACATTGCAAAAGGCGATATTGTGCATGTGACATCTGGGTGGAAGAAAGCTTCTGGCGCGTTCCGTGTTGCAAGTGTTATTGAATCTAAAGTCACCCTAGAGGGTGTAGATACCAGTGATAAAAACGTATTCCCTGTAGGTGGTGGTACAGGAACATTAAAGAAAGTACTATCATGGGAAGTCATGCCACAGGTAATGACACTGTCTACCGAAGGTGGGGAACAGCAAACTAAAGAGGTTCAATTTCTTGAAGATGAGCAGGCAGAAACTATCGATACCTATAAAAATGGTGTTGTACAGGTTTATACCTTTGCTCACGATGCCAAGTTGCCTATCCGTAAGTTATTAACAAAATTGGACGACAGTAAGCAAGTTACTGCAATCCGATTCTTCAATAAACGCGCAGAAGAAGATCGCTATTACACAGCTTCAATTTCATTCCAACGTGTGCCAAACACCGCTATCAACGAAGTTGAAAACGTAACAGCGCGATTCTCACTTAAATCTGAAATGCAGATTTACACCAACGCATCTTAACCAATAAATACTCACAACAGCCCCGAATCAGGGGCTTTTTAAGGACTAATAATGCCTAAATTTACACTCGTCCCAAATCCAACCTTCAAAGCTAACGTTAAAATTCCTGTTGCCGGCAAAGAAAAGCCAGAAGTAGTTACATTCACATTTAAACATCACTCAGTAAGTGAGCTTGATGGAATGCGAGAAAAACCGATTTCTGAGTTCTTTGAGCAGATTATTGCTGACTGGGCGATCGAAGAGCCATATAACAAAGAAAATTTAAACATATTGTTAGATAACTACCCTTCAGCCTCTCGTGCTATTTCATCAACGTATTACAACGAACTGTTAGGTAACCGCGAAAAAAACTCCTAACGGTTGCCGAGGCAATGTATGGCGGAATGAGTTCAAAAGAATCGACTGAGTTCGAGCGCGCTTTTGGCTTTCCGCCTGATATTGATGATGTTGAGGTGTGGCCTGATGTTTGGGATTCGTATCAAGTATTTTCAGCTATGAATACACAGTGGCGTGTAGGTATGAATGGTATCACAGGCTTGGATTACAACCCATTAAACCAAATAATGGACTTACTCAACATCAAAGATAGAGCGACCGTTTTTAGCGATATCCGCATTATGGAAGCTAAGGCGTTAGAGGTGATGCATAAGAGGTCGCAATGATGAGCTGATCAGTGGTAAGCGCAGATTAGTGAGTAGAAAGAGAAAGTAAACAAGGGCATCCGTGCCCTTTGCTACTCTAAAGATTAATATAATGAGCTAACCTCATAATGCTATAGGTATAGTTTTTTATTTTAAAGTGTGAGTTTATGTCAAAAATGACAAGTTTCTCTTTTAAGATGAGCTTTACGTGATACAATGTTTGCAAATTAATTATGAAGGTTTTTAAGGTAAAAAATGTTGGTATCTTTTGGTGCGAAGAACTTTGCAAGTTTTAAAGAGGGGTTCGATATCTCATTTAGATTTGGTAACGCTTGTCCTGAGCAGATATCACAAGGTAAAAGTATTAGTAATATTATTTGTGTCAAAGGGGCTAATGGTGCTGGAAAAACAAATATTTTAAAAGCATTAAATTTTATTTCTTCTTTCATATCTCGTTCATTTGATATAAAACCAGATAGTCATATTCTTTTTGATTCATACTTCTCATCCATAACACCATCAGAGTTTTATGTATCGTTTATTATTGGTGATATTTTATATACGTACGAGGCGATACTCACTGATAAAAAGGTAATAAATGAAAAATTATATAGAAAAATAAATAGGGAAGTTTTGGTTCTAGAAAGAGATGAGAATGAAATAAAGTATATTCATAAAGATTTTTCTGAACTAGAGAAGATTCCAGTATTAAGAAGTAATGTTTCAATAATTAGCATGGCCCGTCAATTTGGACTTGGATCTGTATCTGATATTTGGTTATTTTTTACAGGTATAATGTCAAATGTTTCTTATTCTGGCTTAATGATGGATGCTTTTGAGTTAGATAAAATAAATGAACTAATGCATTCAAATAAAGAATTATTGAGTTTTACCAAAAGATTTGTATCAAAGTTTGATCCATCTATTAAAGATATTTTTATAAAAGAAAGTGAAACAACAGTTCTTTTGACAGGAAGTAATAAAAAGACATTTGACCCTTGGTTCGTTTATGATGTAGATGGAGAGGTGGAGTTTCTTTCATTTCATAACCAGTCGAGTGGGACAAAATCTTTATATAAGCAATCATTGCTTTATTATTTTGTTATAGAGCATGGTTCCGTACTTGTGATGGATGAATTTGATATAAATTTACATCCACATATATTACCACATCTTATAGATTTCTTTTTAGACGAAGACATAAATAAGAACAACGCACAGCTGTTGTTTACAACTCATAATACTGAAATATTAGATATTTTAGGAAGATATAGAACGTATTTAGTAAATAAAGATGGTACTGAAAGTTTTTGCTACCGATTAGATGAAATAAAGGGAGATATCATCAGGAACGATCGCTCAATAGCTAAAGTTTATAACCAGGGAAAAATAGGAGGAGTTCCTAGGTTATGAGCAGAAAATTCAGTAACTCAAAGACAGATAAATACCTCGATACTTTATCGCAATATATCAGTTTAGATAATGACGATTGTGATTTATCAAAACGTTCGAAATTTAATTTTTCCTATTTTTGTGATGACCAGAAATGTGCTTGCTCAATTGATGAGTGGGGAGGAGATAATTCATCGGCGTTTCTGAAAAAATTAATAGAACTTAGTAAACACTCTTTGTTGGATTTAAGGCGGCTGCCAATTGGCAGTGGTAGAAAGCGGCGTAATATTCTTGAAGTTTATCAGCAATATCCTAGCCATAGTAATTTTTCTCGCCCAGTACATGTACCTCATCAGGCTGAATGGGCTAGAATTAGACTAGATAGTGCAACCCGACTAATAGGATTTGTATTACCAGATGATTATCATGGAGCCCATCATCAAGTAACATCATATCAATATGATAAAAATACATTTTATGTTGTTTTTATAGATAAAAATCATAATTTCTATCCAACAAAAAAATAAGTTAAAACTAACCCACTCCGGTGGGTTTTTTGTTGCCCAAATTTCACCACGCCTCTTGATTGAGGCTTTTTGCTTTTCTTTGCATCACCATCTATATAACATAAGTGCCCATCCTTGGGCGTTACTACTGTTGTTATGCAATTAACGGAGTATTTAAAATATCTCCGCTTTTCTCACCTTGCATAACTTGGGTGCGTAGACGGAAATTTTGCAGTAACTCAATAAGAGCATTAGAGTCACGTTGTAACTTCTGAATATATTCAACACTGACAACGTTATGACCATCAACGCTAACTACTTGTTGCTTGCCACCCTTATAAGAAACCAACCATCTTCCCTCTTTGGGTATGGTTACAGTGATTGAGTTTTGATTTGGCTCAAAAAGTATATTTTCTTCCTGTTTAGGAATGTATTCACCCTCAAGAACGAACTTGTGAATATACTCAACCGCATCGGGTATCTGATCTGCTGTTAGCTCTTCAATGCTACTAACATTAAATTTCTGGTGAACAAGAGAATAGGCTTCTGGGTACATAATGCCTTTCTTACTAACCAGTAGATTAACAGCATTCTTTAATGGGTTGCGTTCTTGAACAGTTGATTTGTGTTTTTTCTTAACTTCACCAGTAGTCCAATATTCATAAAGTACGTCGTCACACTCTTCTTGATACTTGATTACTTTATCGCGGATCTCTGGTTTGACTTTGTTAGGGCTGATAGTGTGAAGCCAGCCTGCAAGTTTACGGAGAGCTAGGCAAAGCATTGATTGCTCACCGCCTTTTGAAGGTATCACGATTTCCGTGATCCCTTTACTAAACCTTTGTTTTAGCTTTTCAAATTGAGATTGCCAAGTTAACCCCATGCCTTCAACTATTGGCTTCATTGGTACATATGGTTCGCCGTTGAAATTTACTACATACAGGTTGTTACCGTGGAAAGGTACGTTAATTGTTGATACACTAGTCATGTCGGTTACTCCGTAGTTTCTGACAAATTAGAAGCCCTAGCTACCGCAAATAGTTGGGGCTTCGCTGTTTTAGTTGACACGTTTTTCTCTTTCTTTCACATACCAAGCTATCGCTTGATTAACTATTGAGTTTTGCGAAATACCATCTTTCGCTGAGAGTTCTACCACTTTACTTTTTAACACCTCTGTTAATCTGAGTTGAAATTTTCCTGTTTTTTTATTGGTATTCATATCTTCATCCTTTTATGTGTCTATGTGACATCACAAAGATATCAATGTGAATCTATATAGTCAACGAATAATTGACTATATTGTGATATCACAATGACTTTACTGGTGGTTGTATGTCACAAAAAAATACGAGAATAAGAGATATAACGCCTTATAGCCTTAGAATGCCTGATACTCTGAAGGAAAAGTTAATGCAAAGGGCAAGTAAGAATGGGCGATCTCTTAATGCTGAAATGGTTATGATTCTTCAGTCTGCCGTGGATGAGGATAACACCCCTAAAAACTTAAACGAGTTGTCACAGCTTGATCCTGAAAAGTTCAAAGAACTGTTCATGGAAACTATCAAGAAGATGAATGAGGGTAAAAAGTGACTAATATCACATTTTATTTTGTTGTTACTGTATAAAAAACAGGAATGTAAAATTTTTTAGTGCCTGTAATATATTTTGATATTTTCTTTGGAGCTTGCACATGAATGCGCCTGTAATTAGCTTTATTAATATGAAGGGTGGGGTGGGAAAGACCACTCTATGTATTAGTATTGGTGAGTATTTAGCAAACTATAAGGATAAAAAAGTATTAATAATAGATATTGATCCTCAGTTTAATGCAACACAATCTTTTATGGGTAAGCATGATAAAATAAGTGAGTACTTATCTTTAGTAAAACAAAGAAAGACAATCAAGAGAATATTTGAAGTAAATGCTTCTATATATGATGAAGATGCAGTATTAAAAAAAGAAGATGTTATTTACAGTGTATATCCAAATCTAGATATAATCCCTGGTGATATAAACATAATGTTTGAGCATAACACGGTAGATACAATTAGATTGATTAGAATAAGAAATTTCATTGAAGACAATAAGTTAAGAGAAATCTACGACTATATTTTTATTGATTGTCCGCCTACCATTTCGATGTATACCGAAGCGTCCATAATGGCATCTACACATTATATAATGCCAATGAGAATAGATCAGTATTCAGTATTAGGGAGTAACAATTTGCTATCAATTGTTTCTAAGCTGGCTAGAGATCAAAGACTTACAATAAAGCCGTTGGGTGTTATTTATACCGATACTGCACCAAAAAGATTGACCAAGAAGACCAGAGCAATTAAGACGGCTATAGAAACCGAAAAAGGAATCAGGGATCTATATTTCTTCAAGAATCATTTTTCAAAGGTTAGGGATTTACAGGTTGGTCAGCAATTAAATTTTGCGTCAGCGTATTCTCAGTCTAAAGAAATCATTGATAGAATATGTACGGAACTCGAGGCTAAGCTTAAAGAGGTTGATGATGAATCAGAATAAATTAATAACTAAAAAGAAATTAATGGAACTAAAAGATTCTGAATCGCTTGAGTTTATGATCGGGTTTCTATCTTTAGTAATATTTTCCAAAGAAATTTTTAAGTCGAATTTTGAATTGAGTGAATTTATTAAAGATGCATTTAAGATAGAATATAAAAGATACGTTGTATCCTCAAGAACCCTTATGTTCTCTAGGCTTGCGAAAGATATAGTTAGAAAATATTCTGATGGAAATCATTTCACAGCTAAAAATACTGTTGTCAATATCATTTATGAAAAGCTAGATCAGCTGCCAATCAACGATATCGCTTTAGAAGCGAAAAAGAAAGAAAATAAAAAGAGAAAAGGTAAAAATACTACAACAGAAAGTATCTCAAAGTGGATAAAGGGGTTTAGGGGTGAGTAACTTCCTTACTATTGACCCTTACAACGTGTTGGGAACAGTGTCCAAGTTCAAAGAAGACCTAAAAGTAATTCCTGACCAATATGTTGTTGACTCGTTAATATCAGCGGTAAAAAAGTCTATTTTTTTGAAGATAATTCACGAAAAATCTTTGAGAGGTAATAGACACTTATTAAGCGTCATCTATGATTTTTTAGGTTGTATTTCAGCAATAAAAAAAAATGAAGATAGATACTTTTATTTTAATATAAGGTCATGCATTGAAAATTCAATTAGATTCTTGTTGAACAAAGATAATGATGATGAGATCGGTGTTACAAGGATGTTCAGTGAGTTTAAAGAAAGATATAAAGGTGTAGACGGTGTTAGCGCACTTACTAGGGTATATTCTGATGCATGTAATTACGTTCATAACAATGTCAAGGCTGATATTGATGTATCAAAAAGCTATAAATACATTGATTCATCCAAGATTTTTGAAAAGAAAAAAAGCAGAAATCTATGTAATGACCTCGTTTCAGTGCAGTCGTCACTAGATAATTTTTTGCTAATTAATAATAAAGAAGACATAAAGTATTCATTTTTATATCTAAATGAAAATATAGAATATTTAATAAATAAAAAGTTTTTAGAAAGATTGTTCTCATCAGAATTGGTATCATAATTCTATAAACATGCTTCGGCAGGTTTTTTGTTTGCTTCAATTTGCGACTACACTCAGCTAACATTAAGAAAACTAAATAAAGAACTGAGAGGACGGGATGAAGAAGTTATTACTTGGTGTAGCGTTGTTGTTGATTGGTTCAAATGCCATTGCTGAATGGGAATACAAAAAACATTTTGATGAGATGAGAGGATCTGAAAGCTATACGGCATCGCTTCAATCAATGCCAATAAATAAAGATATAGATAACGAGTTGTTACTTCTCTTATCCAGCGATAATAATTCCACGTCGAGTTTAGCTGGCTTACACTTACTCAGTGGCAGATTTGATTGCGACAACCCCAATCTATGCAAAATAGCGGTAAGGTATGGCAATGGCGCGGTGAAAAGTGTATTTGTTAGACTTAATGATGAAAGGAACCTTGCTTTTTTCATTAACTCTAATGAGGTTGCGGAAACATTAAGGTTATCAGATGTTATGTATGTTGAGATACCAATATTCAGAAAAGGTAGCGCACAGTATAAGTATGATACATCAGGATTTAAATGGACGGGAATTGAAAAAACAGGAGAATATTTAACATCCTTAGGTTCCATTGATTTCACAAAAGAATTACCAAATATTCCTAGTAATACTTATAAAAATGATAGAGGGAGTGTTTGCTATGACATTAATGATTTTTCATTTGGGATAAAAGTAAAGGCGGTAGGAAAGGCTAGTGTGTGCATAGATGGGAAATTCCCTATTTATGTTGAAGTTAGTAATGTAAAAGTTAATAAAAATGACTTTGTGAAAGAGGTTAATTTAGCTAGAAAAGCCGATGAAGACACAGAGGGGAATACTCACATGTGGTTAGCGAGTGATGATGAATTTCTGACTATGATTCTTCTTACAAAACCAAATAAAAATGGATATGAGATATTCATGGATTATTCGCCAAGAATAAATATTTATAGTCAAAAGTAACTTTATCGAAAATAGACAAGCCACCTTCGGGTGGTTTTTTTATATCTGGAGGAAATTAAATGGCAGATATAGCAACAATATCATTAAAGGCTGATACGTCAGATCTGGAGCGTGGCACACAAAAGTTAAAGGAATTCGGCGATACGGCAGAAAAGGTAAGCGGTTCTTCGCGAAATTTAAATGACCAGTTTAATAGAGGGGTTGATCATCAAAAGAGAGCAGCCGACGCGATAAAGAGGCAAAAGAAAGAACTTGATGACTTATTAAATTCAATAAATCCAACCAATAAAGCATTTGATGCGCTTGATAAAGCCACTCAAAAATTAATAGAGGCAAATAAAAAAGGGATATTACCAAAGGATCAGTTTGCAGACTATAACGCCATACTTGAGCAGACTAGAGATAAATTAACACGAGTTAATATGTCTCTTACGGCTGAAGGGCGGGCGCTATTAGCTCAAGAGGCGGCAACAAATAGAGCCAAGCAAGCTGCTGATGATTTTTTAAATTCACTGAAAAATCAAACTGAAATTATAGGCAAAACGAGGACAGAGATTTTAGAGCTAAAAGCTGCTCAACTTGGTGTGTCGCAACAAGCTGCGCCGATGATCAATAAGCTAAAAGAGCAAGAAAAAGCCTTTATGAATGGCTCAATTACCATTGGTCAATATAAACAAGCAATGCGTCAACTTCCCATGCAAATGACAGATATTGTTACGTCATTAGCATCAGGAATGCCAGTCTGGATGGTGATGATACAACAAGGGGGGCAAATAAAGGACTCATTTGGTGGTGTCGGTAACTCACTAAAAGCGTTAGCATCACTTATTACCCCTGCAAGAGTTGCTATGTTTGGTTTTGCTGGTGCTGCGGCAGCTGTGGCGTTAGCCGCGTATAAAGGGTCGCAAGAATTTGGCGAGTATAATAAGCAGCTAATTCTTACTGGTGGTTATGCGGGAAGAACAGCGGCACAGCTAGATGCTTTGGCTAGAAGCTTGTCGGGGAATGGGATCGCTCAGTATGGAATGGCTGATACTATCTCAAAAGTAGTTGGATCTGGTTCTTTCTCGGGTCGAGATGTTGATATGGTATCTAAAACCGCTGCTGCTATGGAAAAGGCCGTTGGTCAATCGGTTGATGAGACAATAAAGCAATTTCAAAGATTGCAAGAAGATCCAGTTAAAGCGGTCATTGAATTAGATAAATCATTACATTTTTTAACTGCTACCCAATTAGAACAAATAACCACACTTCAGACGCAAGGAAAAGAGCAAGAAGCGGCTAAAATGGCTATGGAATCATATGCTAATGCTATGGATGAGCGAACCAAACAGATAAAGGAAAATCTAGGTACGCTTGAAAAAGCTTGGCAATGGGTTGGCAATGAAGCTGAAAAAGCATGGGATAAAATGTTAAATATCGGCAGGGAGAAGACTCTTGAGCAGCAAATTCAAGAGTATGAAGAAGCTTTAATTGAAGCTCAAATAAAACCTGCTGGAAAAGATATACTACGATACAAAACAGGGTTAACCGTAGATGAAGTTAAAAGTAAACTCGCTCTATTAAAAGAAAAACAGACTCAAATCGCTATAAAAAATGCAAGTGAAAAAGCCGCAAGAGATGAGGAAGAGCGTAAAAAGGCGCAATTTAGAGCCGATCAAGAATTAAAGCGACAATACGAAACCGCAGAGGAAAAGCACCAGAGAACACTCAATGAGATAAAAAATAACGCGTATGCATCTCAAGCTGCAAAAGATGAAGCCATCCGCCGAGAGAAAGAGCGTTACGAGAAAGAAAAAGCCAAAGGTAAAGGTAAAACCCCAACCTACCGACCAGATTATGGTACTAGAGTAGATGAATCAGCAAATCAAGCCCTATTATCCCTACAAGCACAATTAAAGGTGCTAAAAGAGCATAAAACAGTCAGTGATGTGATTAGCTCTGAGCGTAAAAAACTTTGGGATATGGAAGCGAAAATATCAATCCTTGAGGAGGCTCAGAAAACAAGACAGTTAACCAAGGACGAAAAGGCGTTGCTTGCTAAAAAGGACTACATTCTTGCTTCTCAAGAAGCATTGGCCATAGCTGGTGATGAGGTTAAGCTTCAGGAGTTACATAATCGTGAGTTAGATAAGCAACTTAAACGCGTTGAAGAAATTAATGCCAGAAGTCGCGCCTTAGAGTTGGGAGCTGGTAAGTCTGGCCGCATGTATCAACGAGACATCGCACTAGAGAAAGCTAAATCACCAGACGAGAGAAAAGCCTTAGAGGAGTATTATGCTAAGGAAGACTCTATTCGTGCTAACTGGGAGTTAGGCGTCAAGAAAGGCTTTGCTGAATTCCAAGATCAGGCAACAAACGTTTACGGTAACGTAGCTCAAATTAGTCAATCAGCATTCCAAGGCATGAGTAACAGCCTCTCTGATTTTGTATTGACGGGAAAAGCTAATTTTGCTGACTTCACTCGCTCATTCTTAGAAATGACCACCAAGATGTTAATGCAGATGGCTATGCTAAATGCTATGAAAGCGGCTTTTGGTGGTAATGCGGTAGGTAATTTCTTTGGGTTTGCAAGTGGTGGTTATACAGGCGATGGTGGAAAACATGATCCAGCGGGTGTAGTACATAAAGGTGAGTTCGTCTTTACCAAGGAAGCAACGCAACGATTAGGTGTAGATAATCTCTATCGACTAATGGATGCAGGAAAGAGAGGTTATGCTTCAGGTGGTCATGTCGGTGGTTCTGCGCCCATGTCGGTTACACAGCCAACAGCATTTATCGCTCGCAATCCTCAAATTGCTGGTGGTGGGGTGAATGTGACAATTGATATGAGCGGCGTCAAGATTGAAACCGAACAGCAACAAAGTGCAATGCCAAATATAGATGTGAGAGCTGCTGAGCAATCGTTAAAGAATAAAGTTAAAAGCCTTTTTATTAGTGAAGGGCGAGAAGGTGGTGATTTGTACAAGATCATTAAAGCAGTATCAGGAAATAGATAATCATTTAATAAGAGAGGTATTTATGAAATTAAAATTAGGAAATATTTGTATTCGTCCAGAAGATAAAGAAATTAGCATTCCAGTAGATGTATACATGGGAAATGAAGCTGATTTTGAACCACCAAAAGCATATCTGGTTTATCAAACTAGCTTTGATGCTAATAAGCCTCTTTCGGAATATTTTAAAGAATCCGAAGAATATGCAAGAAAAACAATTAAAGAATTAAACCAATAACAGCCATCAAATTCTGTGGCTTTTTAATGAGAGGTAGTTATGAAAATCAAAGTAGAGTTCCCATTGTTATCAAACAAATTTTCAGGAGTGGAAATTACAGGGGATGTGAAAAGATATGGCATTGGGGCTATAAAAATAAGTGAAAAACCTATATTAACGTCAGAAATTACAGTAACGGAGATAGTGGGAAATAATACCCCAGATGAAGAACCAAAGTTACAATTTAAGTACACAGAGGATTATAACCCAAATGAAACATTTGCTTCATTTATGGGGAGAGCGGAAAAATATGCAAGAACCATGATAGATCGCATAAAGGCGGCACAGTAACCGCCTTTATAATATGGTACTAATTATGTAAATGTGACTGAATGATACCAAACGCCTCGATAGTTACAGGACTATCATGCGATACTTTATTTAATTCACTAATAAGTTTTTCTTTTTCAATATCAGACATATTCCTAATCATTACTTGAATTATATACTCTAAAGCAAGAGTACGTGTTTGAAGGGTCTCTATGTCTTTAGCCATTTCACTAACTAACATATTCAATTCTCCATCGAAGTAAGTCAGCCATTCCTTCGGTAAGTTTCTCTGGGCTGAATATATAAAATAACCTAATGGATATTTATTAATATCCTGATATTTGATCAGGCGGCTTTGTGTCGCCTTTTTTATTGGAGTAACCAATGGAAGAGTTTAAATGGCGAACACAAATACAAGATTCGCCAAGCGGTGAGTTCAAGCATCGTATTAAAGAAGTTGAATTTGGAGATGGTTACAAACAAGTTGCTGGTGATGGTATTAATCCAGAATCTCAAACGTGGCCATTCTCTTATATGGGATTGAAAGATGAGGTGATGCCTATTTTTAAATTCATTCGGCAACACACAGTAAAATCATTTATTTGGACACCTCCATTTAGTGAAAAAGGTCTTTATCGAGTTAAAGCTGATTCAATATCGATGATCCCCATATCTGGTGGAGTAATGAAATTGTCAGCTACGTTTGAACAGGCATTTAGCGCATGAATATCACAGCAGATGTACAAAAATTAGAGCCGGGTAATAAGGTTCAATTAATTGAGGTGGATGGCAGTGAGTTTGATGGGCCAATTCTTCGCTTCCATGCTTACAATCTACCTCATACGCCAGAAGAGATAGAGGAGTCTAATGGTGATATCAAACCAAAGCCAATCTGGTGGCAAGGCAATGAATACGGTGCATGGCCCTATGAAATTGAAGGGATGGCAAAAAATAGCGATGGCAGCCCGGCAAGACCATCTCTAAAGGTTGCCAACATAGATGGTTTAATCTCATCTTTGTGCCTCCAGTTTGACGATATGGTGCAAGCAAAGGTTACTATTTATGAGACATTCTCTCATTATCTTGATGCCAAAAATTTTCCTGATGGTAATCCAACCGCTAACCCTGATGAGTGTTTTAAACAGGTTTATTACATCGATCGTAAAACTAATGAGGTGGCTGGCGAATCCGTAGAGTTCGAGCTGTCTAGCCCATTTGATTTACAGGGAGTAATGATACCCGTTCGACAAATCCATAACCTTTGTTACTGGTGCATGAAAGGCGATTATCGTAGTGGTAATGGGTGCTCATATTCAGGGAATAAATATTTTGATGAGAGAGGAAACCCTGTTGATGATCCAGCGCTAGATAGTTGTGGTGGGCTTATTAGTGATTGCAAAAAACGCTTTGGTGAGAATGAGCCATTAGATTTTGGAGGGTTTCCCGCTGCGGGGTTAACGAGATGATCACAAAAAAATTAAGAGAATCGATATTTCAACATGTAAAAGCCGAATATCCCAAAGAAGCTTGCGGAATTATCTGTCAGAAAAGTCGAGTTAAAAAATACTTTCCTTGTAGCAATCTTTCAGATAACCCAACAGAGCACTTCGAGCTTTCCCCTGAAGATTATGCCATTGCGGAAGATTGGGGTGAGCCAATAGCAATTGTGCACAGCCATTGTGGTGATGGTGTAACGACTCAACCTAGCGAAATAGATAAATTACAGTGTGATGCAACTGGATTGCCTTGGGTGATCGCATCATGTCCAGAGGGTGATATTCGAACTATTTACCCTCGAGGTGAGCGTGAATTAGAAGGACGTCCTTTTGTGCTTGGTTATGCTGATTGCTGGTCGTTAATCATGGATTACTACCACCAAAAACACGGTATTGAGTTACATAACTACAGCGTTGATCGGCATTGGTGGGAAGAAGGCGAAAACCTGTACATGGATAACTACGAGAAAGCGGGTTTTGTTGACGTCACTGGCGAGCCGAAAGAGGGCGATATGGTGATTATGCAAGTACAAGCCGATGTACCTAATCACGCTGGTGTGATTATGAATGGTATGTTACTTCACCATCTTTATGGTCAACTCAGCAGGTTGGTTCCCTACAGCGATTATTGGCGAGATAGAACCGTAAAAATTGTGCGGAGGAAAGAGTTTGTATGAGCCTAAAAACAATACGTCTATATGGTGTTCTTGGCGCAAAGTTTGGGCGTGAACACAAATTAGATATAGACTCACCTCGCGAAGCAATTAAGGCGCTCTCTGTGCTTTATAATGGCTTTGAGCAGTTTCTTGCTAATGCTCATTTAAAAGGAATGGAGTTTGCTGTATTTAAGGGGAAACGAAACATTAATGAAGAAGAGCTGCATCTTGATACCACAGAAGAGATCCGCATAGCACCAATCATTAAAGGAAGTAAACGAGGAGGATTCTTTCAAACTATGCTGGGTATTGCCATGATCGGTGTCGCGACATTTGCCCCTTGGGGTACTGCCTTATTTGCAAGTGACTTGATTGGGGCCATAGGTCTTGGTGTGGCGCTTGGTGGTGTTTACCAGATGCTTTCACCTCAACCGCGAGGTCTATCAATGAGGCAAGATTCAGATAACAAACCATCTTATGCCTTTGGCGGAGCTGTAAACTCTACTGCGCAAGGAAATCCAGTTCCTTTACTTTATGGACTAGATAGGCGAGAAGTGGGTGGAGCGATAATCTCTGCAGGGATTTACACAGAAGATCAGCAATAACATAAACGAATTTCAGAATAGCCACTATGTGGCTTTTTTTATGGGTGAAATATGGAATTAATTCATGGTGCAAAAGGTGGTGGCGGTGGCGGACATACGCCCACGGAATCACCAGATAGCTTACTTTCTGAATCAACAGCTAAGATTTTATTGGCTATCTCGGAAGGTGAAATTGCTGGTGGCTTAGACGATACTCGTATTTTTCTTGATGATACGCCGATTGGCAATGCGGACGGTACTAAGAATTTTGAGGGTGTCACTTGGGAATTTAGACCGGGTAGTGAGCACCAAGAATACATTCAGGGTATCCCATCAGTAGATAGCGAAACATCGGTAGGGTTGGAATTAAAAGACGATCAGCCCTATGTGCGGAGCATTAATAACACTCAGCTATCTGCTGTGCGCATTAGACTATCTGTTCCTCAATTGTTTCAACAACACGATAACGGGGATACTACAGGCTATAGAATTGAATATGCTATTGACTTATCTACAGATGGTGCTGGATATAATGAAGTATTAAAGTCTGCTTTTGATGGTAAAACGACCAGCGAATACCAGCGAACACACCGCATTGACTTACCCAAGGCAAATACAGGTTGGCAGATCCGTGTCCGACGATTAACTAAGAATCAGAATACAGCCAGAATTGCTGATAAGGTTACTATCTCTGCTGTTACTGATGTTATCGATGCTAAATTGCGTTATCCGAATACGGCCCTATTATTTATCACCTTCAATGCACGTCAATTTAATAACCGCATTCCTAAAATTAGTGTTCGTCCTAAGGGGGGATTACTGATCAAAGTGCCAACTAATTATGATCCAATTAACCGGACCTATTCGGGTGTGTGGGATGGTACTTTTAAACTTGCAGCAACCAATAATCCAGCGTGGGTATTTTATGACTTGGTTTTAAATAACCGCTATGGGTGCGGTGATCGCATTAAAGCTTCACAGATTGAAAAGTGGGATTTATACAAAATAGCACAATATTGTGATGAGTTAGTGCCAGATGGTCATGGTGGTGATGGTAAGGAGCCTCGATTCATGTGCGATGTTTATGTTCAATCACAAGAATCAGCATACCAAGTACTGAGAGATATAGCGGCTATTTTTCGTGGTATGACATTTTGGGCTGATAACAAGGTTAATGTTGTCGCTGATATGCCAGATAGTATTTTTAGAACGTTTACCAATGCCAATATTGTTGGAGGTAAGCCTGCCTATTCAGGAGGTAGTCAGCAAAATCGATATACGCAAGCATTAGTTTCCTACACAGACACCAATAATCACAGTAATGATGCGATTGAGGCTGTGGCCGATATTAAACTACAGCGTCGTTACGGAGTACGCAAAACTGAAATATCAGCGATAGGTTGCACTCGACAGACGGAGGCTAACCGTAGAGGTCGCTGGGCGTTACTCACCAATGCTAACGACAGGGTTATTAGTTTTGCGACAGGATTAGAGGGGGCAATACCTTCTCCTGGTCATATCATTGCTGTTGCCGACTCTACGTTAGCTGGAAGAGATAATGGTGGACGTATATCGCGTGTAGAAGGCAGAAAAATAACACTTGATCGCAGTGCCAATATTAAAGTTGGTGATAGGTTGATTGTTAATCTGCCAAACGGGCGCTCAGAGGGAAGAACCGTATCACTGATTGCTGATAATATCATTACAGTTTCAACGGAGTACTCACAGGAGCCAGAGAAAAACGCAGTTTGGACAGTTGATGCTGATAATTTAGCATTACAACTTTATCGGGTCGTTAACATTACTGATAATGGCGATAATACATACACTATTACTGGCGCAATCCATAACCCAAGCAATTACGATCACATTGACTCTGGCGCAAGAATAGATGAGCGCCCAATCACCATTATTCCACCTGGCGTGCAGGCACCACCTAAAAACATTCGTATATCATCCTATTCTCAGGTTAATCAGGGCATTTCATTTACTACTTTGCGTGTTGATTGGGATACAGTTGATAATGCCATTACCTATGAGGCCCAATGGCGGAGAGATAACAATAACTGGGTATCAATGCCAAGATCATCAACATGCGGGTTTGAGGTTGATGGCATTTATGCTGGTCGTTATCAGGTGAGAGTTCGTGCGATAAATGCATCTGAAATATCCAGTGTTTGGGCTAACGCACAAGAAACAACACTGACAGGGAAAGTAGGCAGCCCGCCTAAGCCAGTTAATTTTAGAGCATCATCATTAGTCTTTGGCATTAAGTTAGATTGGGGGTTTGGTGAAAATACAGGGGATACTTTAAAAACTGAAATTCAGTACAGCAAAACGAATGATGGTGAAGGCCTGATGCTGTTGTCTGATGTTCCTTATCCCTCAAAAACCTATGAGATGGCAGGCTTAGCTGCTGGAGTGGTATTTTATTTCAGGGCTAGGCTGGTGGATAAAACAGGCAATCAATCTGAGTGGACTGATTTTATTCGCGGGGAGTCAGAATTTGACACTAGCACCATATTGCCAGAACTCGGCAATCATTTCATGACAGCAGAGGCAGGTAAACAACTTGATGAAAAATTGAATTGGAATACGGAGTCTATTGCTGAACTGGTTAATGCCACCTATGAATTATCTACTGACTTACTCGTTAGAGATGGTAATGCACAGGCGGGAATCAAAGATTTAAGAAAGGTTTTCGCAAATCAACAGGAGGCATGGGCGCAGGAAATCAAAGAAATTTATTCTGCTGTTGGTGAGAATAAATCGGCTATTGAAGAAACTCAAACCTCAATCACTAAACTCGATGAGGCGTTCGGTCAGCGTTTTACCGCAATCCGAACTGACATGGATAAGGCTCAAGCTGATATTATTTCAAACTCCCAAGCCATCTCCAACACAAATAAGGCTTTTGCTGAAAACAAAACTCAAGTTCAGGCTAAGTTTGACGAACAAGAGGGCATGATTGAAGAGAAGATGCAGGCCATGTTTGAGCAAACCGGTGACGGTGTAGTTACCCACTCGATTAATATCACGATTAAACACAATGGCGTGAATTATAACGCAGCAGGGCAAGTGATTAGCGCTCAGGTTAAGAATGGAAAACTGGAATCATTCTTTGGTTACAACGCTAATAACTTTGCTTGGTATAACCCTGCAAATGGCAAGATGGAATTATTCATGTATGCCAAAAATGGGCAGTTGTTTATTCGAGACTTATTTATCGAAGATGGCTCTATTACAAATGCAAAAATAGGGAATGTGATTCAATCTAATAATTATGTAGCCGGTAAATCAGGCTGGATAATTAATAAAAATGGGTTTGCTGAATTACAGAATATAAAAGCGAGAGGAGAAATAGAGGCAACTTCTGGACGTTTAAAAAATGTTGTTATTGAAGAAAGTTGTGACATTCTCGGTAAGCTAAAGGTTGAGAATTTAGAGGGGAATATAGTCACAGTTACTCAGGACGTTTATCACAACCTCTCATTCTCTCATAACAATATTGTTGAGCTATTTAAAGTTAAACGCAGAACACAAAAGTGTTTTATATGGGTGCAAGGGGCATTAAATCCTTACGAAAGAATACCCAATAATGGCGTGAAACCGGAAAATCGTTCAGCATTTGCATATCGTGCACCGTTTTACAGAAATGGAGCAGGGGCGGCTGATATCTATATTGATGGAGTTATCCAGCCTAGGCCGAGCATCTACAACATGGAAGACACTGCAACATCTGATTTTTATGCTGTAAATGAGTTTGTACTGGAATTAAGTCCGGGTGAAGGAGTTGCAAGTATTGGTATAAAAATCCCTCAAGGTGGCAGTGAAACGACGCGTTTTATTATGCGAGCCAGAATAATCGTATTCCCAGATAACCAAGATGTTATTTTTAATTAATTAGGAATTCATAATCATGATATACACAACAGGCACTGTTAGCACAGTGTCAGGGTCTGCTATTGTCTCTGGCACAGGTACTAAATGGACAGTTAATAATCCTGCTATTCGCTCAGGAACCATTATTTTAATTAAAAATGGTAACGCTAATTTTATTTACATGGTGGATAGAGTTAATAGCGATACAGAATTAGTCATTTCACAACCGGCTACATTTACCGTAAAAAACACCAGTTACAGTATTAATCTCACTGAGCCGAACTCATACAGCGACGCTAATAATCGTATGACCGCTATTGCATCAGATACGACGTATTTTCTGCGAGCAATGGATCAATGGATGATGAATAACGGTGTGGTGACAGTAGAGCTATCTAATGGGCAAAAAGTAACGTTAGATAGTATTAAGAAGATGCAGGGGGAAATTAGTAAAAAAGCGGATGATAATAAGACCATTCATATTGGTGATTTTGGATTAGGTCGTTCAAACACAACGGGAGATAAACACACTCAAAATGCAAATGATATAAATTTCACAGGCGTAGCCACTCCACCGGGTAGCAATGGAACCAACTATTGGAATAATTATTATCCATTATTCAGCATGGTTCGTGGCGGGGGAAATATAGGTAATAATGTTCAACTACAGATTACGCCTGAAGGAGTTGCATATAGACGAACCTCGACTAACGAGTGGGTTGATTGGATAAAGTTATTGAGTGTTGGCGATTATGGTATTGGTTTAAACGCCAAAACAGGCACATCTCAAGCCGAAAGTACCAATGCAAATAACTTAGATACTAATGGATTTTGGGCATCAGGCGGGTCTAATAGCTCTAATTTTTACAACCCATTCGGACCATTAATATCTTTCGCTAGAGGAGGAGGAACCGATGGAACTGGGCAAGTGGTTCAAATCCAAGCTTCCAGTAAGAATCTAGCATATAGAATGCGAAATGTTAATAATTGGACTTACTGGTCTGAGCTAATGAATGTGAATAGTGATGGGGTTAAATCATCAAAAAATGATTTTAAAAATAATGGGTTCTATACATCAACAAATATTGATAGTGAGAACCCTAATACAGTTTTCATGGGAATAATATCAGCACACGCAACACAACCTGATGGCTATCAAACAGGTATATTTGGTAGAGGTAAAAAACTACTTTATACATACAAAGAAAACAGTAAATGGATTGGTACTTATGAAATTCTTCATACAGGCAATGCCAAACCAGATTCTAACGGATTCTACAAAAAAGCCTCTCCAATTATAGACATCAATCCCGACGGCACATTCACCACTAACGACGAATCTGAAGGCGCTACGGTTACTCGAGTAGCTCAGGGTGAATATCTTATCGAAGGCGTTTTAGGCTTTAACTCAGATGCAGGTTGGGGTGGTGTTGATGGTGGTATTGAAATTCCGCTTGATGTTAATAAACAGCCGTTGATATGGGTAGACTCTGAAGTTATGGGGGACGGTTCTATTCTCGTGAGAACGTATCATCGAACTCACCCTAACGCACCTGAGTTTGCCAATAATAAAATTGACGGTTTCAGCGATGGTGACCCAATTGATATCCCTGATGGTCGTTTTATTTCCGTTCGTGTACAGATGCCAGAGCAATCCATCTATAACGTGAGAATGCATGAGATGGAAGAAGCGCAGAAAGCGGAAGAGGAACGCAGACAAAAAGAAGAAGAAAATCAGGATATCAATAGCGCACCAGAAATTGATAATTAATTAAATATATTTAGCTCAAGGAAGAGTTAAATCTTAATAATGAGTATACCGAATATAACCGAAATAAGGTTGTTGATTTAAGATTATTATCAAATAAACTGTTTATACATACAGTGTTTTGTAGGTGCTAAATATAAAAAGGAATTTAT